AACCAACCACAATCTGAACAAGCACCCTTTGAAAAAATTCTCTTTAAAAATTTAATCATGATATCTCCTTATTGATAATGGAACCATTATAAACTAAAGAGATTAAAAAGTAAACAAAAAATCAATAATCAACATAAATTGCGTGACCAGCTTCAACAACAAGTTCATTCAAAACTTGAACTTCATCATTTTTATACAATAAAACATCAGCTATGTATCTACCATATTTGCCTGAATTTTTATAAGTCCTCAATCTTATTTCACAATTTTTGTCGTGTTCATAATTTAAAATAATCTCTTTAACAAAATTCGTAGCTTCAATTCCTTTTCGTTTTTCATTAAGATCTCGTGTTCTAATTTCTGGACAATTTATTCGAGCTAAACGAACATGTTCATTCTTCATCCAAATTCCAAATCCTAAATCAATATCAAAAACGATAGTGTCACCATCAATTACTCTAGACAATTTAGCTTTATAATAATACATAATTATCCTCTCAATAAACTTATATGTATTTATATGGTTTTAGAATTAACCACTCATCATCTGGTAAACATTCTTTTGTTTTATATAGTAACCTATATACTTAAAAATGCTCTCTTAGAATTAAAATTTAGAAATTAAAAATTTAATTAAAGAAAAATAATGTGAAATTGCTCGCTTTTTTGTTTACAGAGTGTTGTCAATATGATACTTTATTATAGGTTGTAGTGATAGAGAGAGTAGTTGGGGTTAACAAAGCGTGAAAAGAACTCACGCAAGAAACAATCTAGAAGCTTTAGAATTAAAAAATTATAATATTAAATTTCGTAAATAAATGCGTTTTTTGAGTTTTCTTATTATAAATAATTATATGCAACCTACAGCATTTGGATTTATCCATAAATCTTAAGCTAAGCTAGCTTATTGTAAGTAGGTCCTGGTGTCGCTGGTGTCACCTAAGCAAATAACGTAACTTCGTTGTAAGGCCAGCAAGTATTTATCATTAGAAAATGATCTTCAAGTATCCAACTTGTCGTAAAAACGGGGCTCTGTCGTGGACTGACAACCCCGACCTTAGTGATGCGAAAGCGTCAAAGGACTCCCCGACTAAGCTGAGTGTAGAAGTTTACAGGGTAATACACTCAAGGAATCCAGGGGTAGAGTGGATTCGGAGAACCTAGAAGTTGTCTGCGTGACTTTGTAATTACCCAAGAATTCTAGGGACTGAAACTGTAAAGTTTTGGTCAAGTAACTGAGTATCCTTAATGAATGATTGAAACGATGACTGTACTTCATAATCAGGGTTTCATGATTTCTAGTTGTTAAGTTAATTCCAAAAATTTTTGGAATTAACTTAACACTAAGGGAGAAAAGTCCACAAAAAGCTAAAATTTCCTTTGAATAAAGTTGCTAATATCAAAATCCCAATTTATTTTTTCAATTCTTTTTGCTGTAAAATGATAATGTGTATGATGATTATATGTCGTTCCTACGTTTGAACTCATTCCATCAAAATACAAAAACATTTCTTCTTGAGTATACTTTTTGGTCATACGTTTTAATGTTTCTGCTTTAAGAACATCATTAGTAAACATAATTCGATCTGGAAATATTTGTTTCATTCTAACAGCGAATAAAAAATTACGTTCAAAATCAAAAACACCAGGTAACAATTCGTATCCATCGTTATTAGGATTCCAAATTCTAACAAAATTTCCTTCTGGTAAATAATTTGAATCACGATATTGAGTAGTATTAAAATCATCGTGTACATAATAATTTAAATCAAAAGAAAGATTTCTACCGTGTGAACTACCTGGATGACCTGAACAATTTCCATTTAATGGACACGCATCACCGATGCTTAATTTTCGATCAAATGATTCAGGAAAATCATAATAAATTGATTGTGCTACGATTTCAGTAGCTTTTTTAATATTATAAAATGTTGAATTACATTCTATTTTTCCCCAGAAATTATAAAATAAAGAATTACTAGGATCATGATTAATGCCCCACTTCGCCTTTGATGTATTTGAAGCAGGGCGTATCAGTTTTTTAAAGTTGTCTCTTCAAATACTGGCAAAATACCAAAACCACCAGTTGAACCTTGAAAAGGTGTAATCATTAAATTGTCTGGTCCTCTAATAATTACAGTAGCGCGACCTTGACAGTCATTACAACTTTTAACATAATGATCAATTTTATCTGGAAGGATTAAATAGTGTCCAAAAGGATCAATTTCCTCATCAAAAGACCCACCTAATCCGCCATTAGTGTGTCGATAGACTGAAATTTTAACTGCGTGTTTATCAGCGTTATGATTATAAATATCAATTCCAGCCCACCATTCACCATTTTTACCTACTACGTATGGAACAACATAATCTTTCATTTCATCTCCCTTATGTATGGAAATCTAGCTTCTATGTTTGATACATCACCATTCCAAGTTCTCCAAGAAAATTCATTGTTAAATGATAACCAAACCGTTTTAATTGCCATATTACTTTCTAAATTAAAAATTTCATTATCTAAACTCATTTCACCAGTTTGAATATACCATCCTGTTGAATTTAGATGTCGCCAAGTTTTAAAATCATCCCTTAAAACATAAACAGTTGCATGACCAATACCTCCAAATGTTTGACCAATTACTACACGAACTCGCCAATTAGGAACACCCGCAGCAATTAAATATGATACCATTTCAGACGCCCAATCGTCGCAATCACCTTTTCCAATTTGTCTTAATTCCCAAGGCTCCATCCAATACTCAGCAAAACCAGTAGTATTTTGATCGTGATCATATACAAAAGGATTAATAGTTTTAATTCTTGTATGATTATAAATTTTAAAAATATCTTCATCACAATGATAAGAATCTTCCACCACTAAATTATTATCCTTTAAATCTTTAACAATTACAGGATCATTAGGTGTTATTAATAACTCAATCGGTTTATGAGCATGTTGTGTTGAATTAACTAAATTTCCGCTTTGAGCTGTAAATTCTCTTCGAGTATGTTTAGTATTCCAGTATTTTTTATAGTATTCAGATCTTGATTCTTCATCAGAAACATTGTGTGTTGGTATAATACAAAATGAACCTTTTGTGATATTTCCTTGAAATACTGTCAACTTTATATTATCACCTATAACGTGTAATGTAAATCTACCATTATTATCTGATTCATCAATAAAATCATTAAAATCCGCACGACTAATCAAATTATGTGAATAACTTTGTATTCCTTTATTGATTACACCCTTTTTAGTTCCGTTATAATCATAAAAAATTATATCGACTTCAGTTGATTCATCTGAATAATTATAAATATCGATTCCAACCCACCAAAATCCGTCGTCAGTTAAATAAGGTACAATTTGTTTATTTTTCATAAATCCTCCATGATGTTATTTATATTGTTAATGTGGTTATGTGGTTATAAATAAACTAAAAGGAATTATTATGTACAGAACAATTGACGAAATACAAGAAGAGCGAGCTAAGACGGTCGTTAAAGATCAAAGAATTTATTTTTTCGATCTTAATAAGAATGGTATACTTGCACCGAAAACTAAAAATATAGAAGGAAGATCAGATTTAGCCGTTTTAACTAACGAACAGGCTGTAATGGAATCAGTTTACAATATTCTTATGACTGAGCCTGGTGAGCACATCATGGATCCAAATTTTGGTGTATATTTAGAACGATACCTTTTTGAACCGATAGATTCAAGTACTGCTTTGAGCATCATGCGCGAAATTTATAATGGATTAATTCGACTTGAAAAACGGATTATTAATTTGGAAGTTGTTGTAACACCTGATATTGATAATAATACTTTTATTGTTGATATATATTTTGCTATAAACAACGATAATGAAAGAGTGAAATTCAACACCTCTTTAGAAAAATTAAGATAGGAATAAAGATGTCATTTCAGTTTTCTCTTAATGCTATTCGATTTGAAGATGTTAGACAAGAAATTATAAATTTCTTGGAAGAACGTGGAACTTATGATGCGCCGCTTGATTATAGTGGGTCAAATCTTGCGTACATGATTGACACAATGTCTTATACCACGATGTTGATGGCTTACATGGTATCAACTGTAGCGAATGACAACTTCATTGATACTACTTCATTACGCAAAAACGCAGTTTCGATAGCTAAGACATTAGGTTATAAACCCAACCGAATTCAATCATCAAGAATGGAAGGTGTTTTTACTTATTCCCCAGGTGATGTTATTTTCTCAGAAGAATCTAAAATTACCATTCCTACGAATACTATATTTTTAGGGACAGATGATGGTTATAGTTGGATAAATACTGAACCAATAAATTTACGTGTAAATCCCAAAAATCCATTTGAATTAACATCAGCGTCTGGACAAGATCAGCAATCAAGAATTACATTAGTTCAAGGTTCAAATAAAAAATTCAGTGTACTAGGAACAGGTAAAACACTCCAATCATTTGTTATTCCATCAAATAGAATTGATGAAAATAACATGAAAGTTTCTGTTTATACTACACAATTAGATGAATCTTCTAAAATAGAATGGACACACGCAAAAACATTTTTCAATATTCAAAATGAAAACATATATTTTGTAGAAGAAGATATACATAACGAAGGTTTTCCTAAAATTATTTTTGGGAATAATATCATTGGTAGAGCACCTTCAATTACTGAAACTATTGTAGTAGATTATCTCGAAACCATAGGCGAACAAGCAAATGGTGAAATTAACATCGAAATTCCAAATACTTTAATTTTAAATAAAAGTTACGATATCGAAAGTGTCTCAGTCCAGTATCTCAAATTTGAACCATCAGGACCTTCATTTGGTGGTCAAGCATATGAAACATTAGAAAGTATTAAAAATAACGCACCCCGTTTCTTTGCTGCTGCAGGACGCGCAGTAACTGGAAATGATTACGACACTTTAATGAAAGATGAATTTGGACATCTTCTTGATGAAGTTAATGTTATTGGTGGCGATGAATTAAATTATGGAAATAGAGATTATTTAGGCAATAGTTATGTTACCGCAATTCCAAACAACGCTGGAAATGATAACGATTTTTTAAATAATCAACAACTTTATCTCACTGAAAAAAATGAAGCTGAGATTATTGGAAAACTTAAAGATATTGGAATTATATCTACACGAAATTTCTTTTTAAAACCAACATACATATATCTAAATATTGAACCGAGGATTGAAGTTTCAAGAGACCTTAGTGTAGCTTCAATAAATGAAGTAGAAATTAAAGCACACAAAATTCTCGTAGATTATTTTAAAAATAATTATAATGGATTTAAAGTTCCTTATAGAGATTCGAAAGTTAGATCACAAGTTGATGTTCTTGACGGTGTAATAGTTACAAATATTGATACTGATTATGGATTTGTAATTAATAAAGATTCTTTTTACATCGACAAAACTACTGAAAACTGGTTGCCTGTTAAATACAAACATAAAGAAAATGAAATACTAAAAAACGAAAATGATGAACCAATAACAACAAACTTCATCAAAACTAATCAACATATTATAAATGATGTTAATGTTAATAATCAATCTTTAATTGAACTAGCACAATTTACTGTTTTAAATGATGAAGTTGAAATTAAACCAATAACCTATGTTTGGCACGGTCGTGATGTTAGCGGTGAATTAACTGATCATTACTGGATGCCTGTTATTGAAATAGTAAAATGCGAAGGTTTAGTAACAGTTCCTGATGCTTTAACTCTTAATTCTGGTGATTTAGTTGAATTTACTTTAACTAATCACTACGAAAATAAAAAAATTAGCTCAGTGTATACATCAGGCTCGAAACTTGATTTTTTCCAAAATATTGCTGATATTATCAATAACACAGATAATTATTCTTGTACATTAATAAATTCTGGTGATATTACTTTACAAATTTTGGGAAATTATAATTTTGCTTTTACTGATACAAACGCTTTAACATTAACATTTGTAAGCTCCCATGTTGGTGATGTCGATACATTAGGAATGTGGGAAGTCAAACTTAATAATCAAGATTACACGGGATTTAATACAATCGGACATATTAAATTCACAGCAAGTTATGGATTTGATGCTGATATGTTAAATTCTGCTGAAGATTTTCTTGAAAATGAAGTTGAAGTAAATACAGAATTTGATGTTTTAGATTCTGATTTAATAAACGACATTAATTATACCTCAATTAGGATTCGCCGGAAATTCAACAAATATAATCTTTTGCCGGAAATTAAAGACAGAAAATATATCAATCGAACATCAGTGTATGGAAAATTAACACATCAAGATCTCGATAGATACTTATTCAATAATGATGTATATAAACCGAGTGTTGCAGAACTTTTCATTTTAGATGATAATAACACACAATCATTATTATTTGACACTTTTACATTTGATGGCCAAGGAATAAACAGATATGCTGTGTCATTATCTTACGTAACTGACATTATGATGGTCGATCCTAACGATCCTACACAAGAAATAATTAATTATAGCGAATATTTGTTATATTTTAATAATGTAGTTGAAGACGATAGGAAAAAAGTCGCTACAATGAAATGGCATCGACAGCTTGGTGGTACAAATCAATTTGAGTTTATTACTCGTGCCGAAGAAGCTGCATGGTTGGTTTCAAGAGGTTTTGAAACCGAACACATATCAGGATCAGGAAGCCAAGCAATATATAATGCTTTTAAAGTTACTGTTGATGAAGAGTTAAATTATACAGTCTCTGCTACATTGAATACTGCTGTTTCATCAATTAAAATTAATGAAAAGAATATTCTCGCAGCATTTACATATAAAATTCCTGAAAATCCAAGTGATGATCATTTTACTTTTTATGATGATTATTTAAAGCGATTCGTTGATGAAAATGGAACAAAACTAGCAATTGAACTTCGAGAAAACACACAAGGAACGATAATTAATGGTTCTTGGCATGATCAAGATTATAATATTTTTGATCTTCAAGTTGATTCAAATGCGCTTCACGGTTTTAATATAACAATGAATGAACCTGATAAAATGCGTCATTTTGGATTGCGAGAAATTTTAACAATCGAACCACATGAAATAATTATTCAAGATGAATTTGATGAAATTACTAAAATAAATGGTTTTGCTATATATAGTTATGGAATTTATCATGATTCAATTATTGCTAGATTTGAATATAGTACAGGTAGAATTGTATATAATAGAATTTTAGAAGGAAATTATAAATCTTCTGCTTCAAATATTGAAACCGCTCAAATACATATTAGAGATTATTTTAACAACTATGGAACTAATGAAGAAGATACCAAAATGGATCTTATCACCATTGTTCCTGATAACGAATATGAAGAAATTGATGGTATTCAAACCATTATCGGCACTGAAAGAGATTTTGATTCAATATTTTCACAGACAATACGTGCGAAAATAAATTCTATTAACTCTGTGGTAATTTAAGGTACTTACATGATTATTGAATTTTGTTCTCAAAAAAATCACATTACTTCTGTTTCGCAATATGATAGTTGTACAGAAGCTATAAAAGATAAAGCGTTCACTACTATTAGTGATACAGAAATGGATTGGAGAATATCTTTAAGCGTAGCTGGTGATGTTTGGATAAAGTACAATTTCATTGAACCTATTGAATTATATGAAATTAATTTTACAGCAGGAGGTCCTTTAGAATATTGGGAACCTGGATATGTACAGCCGTGGGATTCAGTTGTTATTGAACATTCTTTAGATGATAAAAATTGGTATATCTTAGAGCCTAAAGGATTAAATGATTGGTCTGGGTATAGTAATATTTTTCCTGTTTATGTAAGAATAAGATTTACGAATGTAATTGCTGGTTTTCATTTCGATGAATGTCATATGTTTGGTAATGAAGAAATTCTAATAAATGATGAGCTTATAAGTTTAACAAGTAAACGTTATTATCCACAACGTTATTTTGAACAAAATGTCATGATGCCTTATTCTATCAATGATTATTTGGTTATGCTTGAAGGAGACACAATTGAACCATTTTACAAAGTTGATGAATGCACTACTACTGTTTATTATATAGGAAATGGTGATAATGGTGGGATTAACGTAAATCCTATTAATACAATTCCTTTAAATGGTTATGGTGCTTCAGTAGGTCCAGGTAAAGCAATTATTAATAGAATTGATACTATTGACGCTGATTATAATGTAAATGGTAGATTTATTGATTTTGAAGGAAATTTAACCAGATATCCAATTTGTTTTAATTCAATCATAGAATGTATAACTGGTTCACACATTGATTTAACTGAAGCGGTTTCATTTGTTTGGACATTTAATGATCCATTTAGTACTCCTGATAATCCAAACGATGTTGTAGTTTCTAGTTATGGTGAAATTTGTCATAAATTTTCAGCTCTTGGAACTTATGATATTCAATTCGTAATAACTATAGATGGGACAACTATTGAAGATACATTAGTTCTCGAAATAATGCCGGGTCTTTATGTTCCTGAAGTTGATAATTCAATAAATAATATATACGATGGAACCATTGTAACAATTCATGGTTTGACATCTTGGAGCACTGGTTCATATTCATTACCAGAAATTATTTTACGAGATGCAGGTGAAACATTATCTCCAGCAACTTTAACTGATAATGGTGATGGAACATTTACGGCTTCTAGAAATGGTGAAACAAATGATTGTAGAATTCGTATTTGGGACGATTTTTATGAACAATATGTTTATTTGGATGTTACATTTTTAGAACCTGTCGAACTTATTACTGATTCTAATGAAAATACAATTTTTGATTCAAGCTCAAACCAAATAGAAGAAAGTTGAGGAATATCAATGGGAAAGATAAATGAATACCCAGATAAAAATAACACAACAATTGATTCTAGTAATGATAATTTTATTATCACTGATGGAGTTAGTGAATATAATCTTAGCATATTAGAATTATTAACATATCATACAAATACAACTTTACATAAAGAAAATTTATCAGATCAAAACGATGTTGATACATCAGGTGTGCTTGATGATGATTTTTTGGTTTATGATTTGAGTACTACTACATGGAAACCAAAAACTGTAAATATCTATGAAAATCTTAATGAACTTCTTGATGTTGATACATCAGGTGTGCTCGGTGGTGATTTTTTAAAATATGATTTGAGTACTACTACATGGAAACCTTCAAAAGCCACAATAGCTGAACTTTTTGATGTTAATGTTAGTGTACTAGGAAATGACGACTCATTAATATACGATTCTTTAACAAGTAAATGGGTTGCTAAAAGACCGGAGTTGAATAAATTATCAGATGTTTCTACTGGTGAATTGCTTGATGGCGATATTCTTAGATATGATGATACTAACGCTCAATGGGTTTCTGAATCATTAATTTTTAATTCTATTCTGGATGTTGATGTTTCAACAGTACAAGATAATGATTTCATATCGTATGATTTATCGACCTCTACTTGGAAACCCACCCAATTAAGTATTAATGATTTAACTGAAGTTAGTATTTCATCTCCTTCTATTGGTGATTTTTTAGTTTATAACTCAGAAAATAATTGGGTAAATACTGCAGTAAATTTGAACGGTACATTAGTCGATTTAACTGATACATATATTGATACTCCTGCTGATGAAGAATTATTAATTTTTGATTCTGCATTAAATAAATGGACAAATGGAGGAGGATTATCAACAACTATAAGTATTGGTTCTAATGATTACACTTTTTCTAATGGTATTTTGGTTAACGTTGCTACTGGTGGTTAATACTATTAAGGTATTTTATGTATATTTTTACTGATTGGGATTTTAAAAAGAATTTTGAAATTGATTTCTTCACTGGATTAATGACAAAAACCTCTACTACGTCTGGGATTTGGGATGCCAGAGCTTATCGAAAAAATGTTTTTGATTCCTTAATAGAAGGAGCTGGTTTTAGAGTTTTTCATAATGATAACCCAGGTGAAATAACTGATTATGCAGTTGGAATTTCTAATGATCCAGAACCAAACAATTTAAATACACCTAGTCAATTACAGTATGGATTACATTTTCACGGCGGTGTCGTTGATGTTATTGATAATGGAACTATTGTTCATCAACAATCTTCAAATAATAATGAGTATAGATTTGAATTTCAAGCTGACGGTACATGTATAGTATATGAAGATGAAGTAACAATATTTGATTGCATTTCTGTAGTTGATTTTAGTTCCTCATATTCTTTTCTTTTATTCGCGTCAATTGCTGAAAATACCGATTTAGAAACACAAATTGATCTCACAGGGATAAAAAAGAAACATATTCTTGATGTGATGTATGATGACGGATATGGATCAGAAATTAGTTTATACACAAATCCTTACAATCTTCCTATCAATACACAGTACTTACGGGTATACACTAATTCACCAGTATTAAGAAGTTCACTTAATAATGACAGTGTTAAACTCTATAGATTTATTCCAGCTAATGAAAACGTTGAAGAGTTTAAAGAACTTCAAGAAATTATTGTTCCTTATGATTGGAGTACTGTCAATTATTTTGATATTTTTGTTCCAAATTTTGAAGAAGGCTATGTTTATGAACTTCTTATTGGAACGACAGATAATAAATTGATAAGCCATACTTCATGGGGTCAAATTATAAATGAAATTGATACTTACAGTGGAATGTCTGATGCTGAATTTGTTGATTTTGCTTATAATAATGTCCTTCAACGTTCTCCTACACCAACAGAACAAAGTGATGGTGAAAATACATTAGCAGCTGGAACAACAAGAGAAACTTTTATTCGAATACTAGTTAATAGTATTGAATATCAATCATCACCATTTTTCGCTTCTGAAATTCCTTTTGAATCTAAATTTTGTGTTTTTAAATCATTTGGTGAAGCACCGATTCCTGAAGAAGTAGATCTTAGTCAATTTTTTAATGATGTTTATTACAAAGCGCGTAACTTAGATGCACTTGTTGATGTAGATAAAATAATATTCGATATTGCTAAAATGTTCAATTACACATACAAAGTTTCTGAATATGACGCAGATTTAAACAAATACTACTACGTACCAGATCAAGAAAAAATTGATGCAAATTTAGATGACGTTGATACCACATTAACATTCGATAATGCGAAAATAATTGAAGAATTATTTGTTAAACAATATCTTCCAGAATACAAAAGATATGTTAATGACATAAACAATCCAAACATATCGATTTTAAATAACAAAAACAAAGAAAAAATGAAAGATTTGTTATTTAAAAATATAACATTAATGAATTATTTTAAAGGTAATAAAGGTCAAATGCAGCATCTAATATCTATTTTTAGTGAATCAATTGGATATTACTATGTTTCGGTTGATCCAGATCCTTATTATAATTTCATTTATCGTATTTCTACATCACTTCCTAAAAATTATTGGTCAAGTGACATTAAACATATCACTCATCCTTTAGGTTGGGAAGATTTTTATGTTTTAGTACCAACAGATGAAAATAATTGGCATCAGATGAAGTCATTTGCAACAATGAGTGAATTTGAAGAATATTGGGAAAAATATGGAAATTTTCCTGATAAAATGTACGCTGATATTAACTATTTCACTGATGAAGAAAATACTGTTTATCGATGGGGTAGATATATTGGAAATGCAATGCACGAAGAAATGTTTGAAACTAAAGAATTTCCATTTAAATTCGATGATTACAACGCAAGTATTGACTACAATATTAATAGTCCTGTGACAGATACAGTGGGTGTTTTCTATGATGTAAGATCAACATCAAAAGATTTTTATATTCTAAAAGATTATGACACTGATGTTGTACAAGAATTTCAATTAAATGGTGAATCTCCACTGTTCAAATACACTAATACCGGTTATTATTCATGGACATTAGAATTTCTTAAAGATGGTATTTCTGCTGTCTATATCTGGGACATTTATCAACGTGGTGCTAAAATAGGTTCTATCACTACACATATTCCAAAATTGAAATACTTTGGTAAAAAAGATGAATATTATGATATAATTTTAAGATTAGAATATAAAAATTTTAAAATGCCTGTATACAATTTTAGAATTTCAAATGAAAATATAAAACTAATAAATTCAATGCGATACGGGATTAATAAATGCTATGCATATATTGATCAACGAGTATCTAGCACCGTCGATCGTCATGATGCGATGTTACTTGGTGATTCTGGAACTGCGTATAAATATCCTATTGAAGATGGACATTATGACGGAATTCTTGATTCTGTTTTATTAAATTCATTAGCTTCTAGCGTAAATATCAATTCAGATAATGATTTGCATACTGCATTTCTTAATGATATTTCTGGAACTGAAAATTTAATACAAGGAATTTTTACCGAATACGAATGGATAGTATCAAATACAGCTACTACGCGCGTTATAAATAAATACAAAACAACAAATTCATCATTTTTCTGTGATATGACTGGTGTTACACTTCAGGTGAATTTAATTCGTGGAGATGAAATATTTCCAGGACCAAGCATAGATATTTGAGGTAAAAATGGCAATTGATTTTAATTTACTATCTGGCGCAACAATTGATAACAATCTTTGGATGCTGTATGAAATTCTCAGAGGTGGTGAATCTTATTTAGGTTTTGGAAGAAGTTACGAAACCTGGGGTCAAGGAACACTAATAAAATATAAACCTGTATCAGGTCAAATATGGCCTAATGATATTATCGGTTCTCAGATTGGAGCAGAAATCTTTGATGATCAACACCGATTACAAAATATCAGCACTGAAGGTGAAGATTTTGGAAAAAAGAAATTAAATATTGGATATTATGAATATGTTGAAGGTGTAGATCCTGATATGCCTTCAAGTAATTTAGATTTAACATATATTAGCCCAGATGTAGGTGTTGAATCTATTGAATGTATTTTTATTAATGAATCATGGATATTAGCTAGGGGAATTGATCCTACATACGAATTTTCACTTTATGATGCTACTGGTTTAAGAAAACGAAAATATTTTATTCAAAACTATAACTTTGATTTTGGAAATTTATTAGAAATTGATATTATTAAAGAATTTGAATACCCTGGTTTAAGTCACAGAGTTCAATTAAAGTTTGCTCCTCCAGGTTCTATGAATGAAGCTACTGCCGCAATTGCTCCTGGTTGTACTGATTTAGAGCGAAGAATTAATATTAATGGTGAATATTTCATTACTGGAATTGGTGCAGAGTTTATCAACTGGATTGAAACTGATACAAATGCTAAAAACTCAGCATTTTTCTTATTTGATATAGATGGAACATTATTGAATGACGGTATCCAGTACGAAGAAACTGTAGTGACTCCTCAAGAAACTGCTTATATGTTTAGTTATACTATACAAGAAAATATAGGTGGTGGAGAAATAGAAACGAGAAAAGTTCATTTCAAGATAACAACTCTAGATAATATTAATAACAGGTATAGTGTATTTCAAGAATCACTTCCTGTAAGATCACACGTATCCCCCGTAGCTGATAATAATCCACCTGGTCTTCCTATCGCATATATAAGAAGTTTATCTGTAAATAGAACTTTATTTGATGTTGTTGGTTTACATCAACTCAATCAACCTGATGTCTGGTTAGCTCTTGAAATTCCACAAGATAATACTGATTTAATGAACTATTTTACCTCAATGGAAACATTACTTGCTGATCCAGATAAAATGACTGTCGATTTTATAGAAATTGATGAAGATGTTTTGACAGGTATTTCAGTTAAAAAATACTATGCTTTGACAAAAGATATAACGATTGCTCAAAATGAAGGTTTTCAACTCATTATGATCGATTTAACATTAGATAGTTCAACCCCATGTGAAGATATTTACAGACAATTATTTATTTCTTGGAAACCTAAATATTATGATGGTACTAATTTAACCCAATGTGGAACTGGTATAGATATTGGTCCTGAATATGGATTAAGAACTAAATTTTTTGATCCTGTTAATCACACTAATGATATGGGGATGTTAATTTATTTAGCTAACAAAATGCCGGTGTATAGAAAATACTTAAACGGTAACGAAGTTTTCAAAATTATTCTTTAGGATTTAATATGGATCATTTTACAGCACCAGATAATGCTTCAATTTTTAATTTAAAACGTATATATAATGCGCTAATTGATGATTTTGGCGAACAAGCTTTTCACAATTTAATTAAAAATCCTAAATTCACCGATTATAATAATGGTGATGTATTTGCTTGGAGAGTTCAAGGTGGATTAGATTTAACTTCACCAGCATCATTTGATATACATACTGAAGATGTGGGTTATCAAATGCCAGCGGATGAACATATCCAACAAGAACTAGATCTTAAATTAAATACTAACTACACTGCTGTTCTCAGTTTAGATGAATTGAGCGGAGCCAATGTACAACTGCAAATAGTTGCTGGCACTGGTGACTTAATTGATGTGAATGGAAATGTCACTGATCATATTAACGTTGATGTAGAGAATAGTTTAGCAGTTCTAAGATTTAAAACTAGAATGCTTTCAGCTGATGCGGTTAATAAATTTTCATCTTCAATATATTTTAGAATAAAAAATGCTAATAATTCATCCCCTTCTGATATTGTTATTAAGAATTGTGTTTTAACTGAAGGAAATTTAGCACTATTATCAGCCACCCGTGCTCCTTACGATGAACTGATGCGATGGAATAGTTTAGGTGATTATTGGGAAATTTCGATTGATGAAGGTGTAACATGGGAAAGAATTTGGTGTGATAATAGTGATTTCGAGAGTCGTGTCGGAGATATTGTCCTGCTTCATACGGCAAACCTCGTTCATCAGGACAATATCTTTGCAGGAACAAATATTACGATTACCCCATCTGTCACGGGCGGAGGTTTACCTGCGTTAACAATTAGTTCGACAGGTGGATCTGGTTCAGGTGGTTCAGGAGATTGGACACGTGAAGATGTTGTTTATCAATCACTTTTAGAACATTCAGATTTTTCACATTCATCGTTTAATACATTAATTAGACAAGAATCAGTTATTCTTAATGGTTCAACTTATTCTAGTGCAGAAACTGATACTGGTATAGGTAATATTTTTGGTGGGAATGGCGACGGATTTGAAACAATTAATTTAATAACAGTTAATTCTACCGATCATTATGCATTTTATGTTCACGCCGTAATGGAGAGTGGAATTGATAATTTAACAGTAGAATATTCAATTTGCGACGATGGATCTTCTTGGACATCGTGGGCATCATGTATTTTAAAAGAAGTTACATACACTCCTGTATCTTTCAGATATTTAAAACTTAAATTTAATTTTGGTGCAAATGGTTCTGTTTTAACTTCTTATGGTGTTCTTTATGGTTATGAAGATTGTGTAGGAACTAATTCTTTAGGATTTTTAGAAAGATACAATGTTCCTTTAAATGTTTCAGCAGGCGAAGTAGTTGAAATTCCTAATGGAAAATGGTATCATAGAGATAGCAAATCATTAGTAGTTTTTAGAAATGGTTTGAGATTAACATTATTTGATGATTATATTGAAACGAATACACCTGCAGGATATAAATCAAATAAGGTTACATTTCAAATTCCATTAAATTCTGGCGACATAATCTTATTCAGAGAATATAATACATTTGGGTGCGATGGTGGTTCGAGTGGTTCAGGTGGATGCGCGTGTTCCTGGATGATGGTGAACTCAGATTATACCGCTGATCCATTTAATAAACTTATAGTTGATACTTCATTAAGCTCAGTGAATGTAACATTGCCATCATCTCCAACATTAGGAGATGAGATTCAATTCATCGATAAAAACTGCAATTTTATTAATAACAACCTAATCATTAGACGAAATGGCGAAAAAATTATGTCTTTAGATGAAGATTATATCATTTCATCTAGCTGTTCAATGATTACTGCTGTTTACACTGATTCTATTGATGGATGGAGAATCGCTGGAATTTCTGGAAATAATTCTAATCCTTCTACAAGTATTCTTTGGATTCCAATTTCAGCAAACTACACCGCTCATACTTATGATAAAATAATGTATGACACTTCAAGCGGTCCAATGACATTAACATTACCTCTTAATCCATCTATGGGTGATGAAATTGAAATTATTGATAGAAAAGGTACATTTAATACTAATAATTTGACATTAGATCGTAATGGCTCAAGAATTATGAGTACCGATTCGAATTTAGATTTTAATATTCAATATGTTCACGCGACATTAATCTATACTGATGCGGTAGATGGTTGGAGAGTGTACTATGGTTCGGGTGGTTCAAACGGTTCAAATGCACATTGGCAATCTATTACAAATAATTATAACGCCTCTCCTGCAGATGAACTTATCGTAGATACTTCAGCCAATCCAATTACTATAATTTTACCAGCATCACCAATATTTGGTGATGAAATACAAATTATAGATAAGGCAGGTACTTTTAATATAAATAATGTTACAATAAATAGAAATGGAAATAAAATAGCAGGAATTGAAGATAATTTACTCTTAACTGATGCAAATTCACAAATTGCTTTAGTTTATACTGATTCGATCGATGGTTGGAGAGTATATTATGGTTCAGGCGGTTCAAATGATACCGACAATGAATGGCAATTAATCAACACTAACTACCCAGCTAATGTATTTGATGAATTAGTTGTTGATACATCAAGCGGTTCTATAACTGTTACTTTACCAGCACTTCCAAATGATGGTGAAGAAATGCAGATTATAGATAAAGCTGGAACTTTTAATACAAATCCATTAATCTTAAATAGAAATGGAAACAACATTTTAGGTGTTAATGACAATCTTAATGTTGATGTTAATAACGCTCATGTCACTTTAGTTTATACTGATGCTGCTTATGGTTGGGCAGCTTATTATTAAGGTTAAGTATGTCTGAACAAGATATTAAAAATCACAATGGAATTGGTAGAACAATCAGTAAATCTACAAACAAACTTGATCGCGTTACTCCGACCATTCTTTCTTTTGAAGGAAGATTACTAAATGTTGAAAATGATTTAGCTGATAATTTTTTAAAGAAAAATGCATCTGATGAACCTACTGTAACAGAAGTATTTGATCTTGGATCAAACACTAGAAAATGGAATAATATATACTCAGTAAATTTTATCGGAACCTCATCTGCAGCTAGATACGCCGACCTTGCTGAAAAATATACATTTAAAGAAACTGAACTAATTCCTGGACAAGTTATTCTTATTTCACAGAATGAAGACTTTGAATGCGAAATATCGAACGAAATAGCATCAACGCGTGTATTAGGTATTTTATCGGAAAACCCGGCGTATAAAATGAATTCTGAAATATCAGGTCTTTATGTTGCTCTTAAAGGACGCGTTCCATGTTTTGTAAAAGGTCCTATTAAAAAGGGTGAATGTATTGTTTCTTATCATGATGGAATGGGTATTGGAGTTAATTCTGTCATAGGTGAAGTTTCTCCAGGCGCAATATTAGGTAAAGCATTAAATAGTATTTATTCTGATGATATTCAAAAAATTGAAGTTGTAGTCTAGAAAGAATTTATATGAACGAGAATTTTTTAATTCCACCATCGTGTTCGTTATTTAATATCAAAACAATTTATAACGAATTCATCAATCGCATCGGTTTTGATGGATTCCAGAATTTAGTGATAAATTCTAGTTTTGATGATATTATTGTAAGTTCAGGTGTTCAAACACAATCCGGTTTTTCAAGCAATTTTGATTTAACTCAAACCCCTCTTAGCATGAATACTGGAGAATTTTTTAGCCAAGATCTTAAACTTTTATCTTCAAATGAAGTTTATACCTTTGTTTTTGATTTTAAAAGTGACCAAGATATAAACTTTAAATTTGTAAATACTCCAAGTTCAGTGATAGTTGATGATAACGGTGTTGAAATAGATATTTCAATTCTTGCAGAAACTGATGATTTTGGTAATCCTATCCGTCAACAACAAGCTATTACTTTTTACACTGGATTGTATTCTGAAGCATCACCCGCTTCAATGCTTTTTACTGCATTAACTCCTACACTTTTAGAAATTTATAATATCAGCATCGTTAGAGGAACATTTGCTGTAAATTTACAGAAGACTGAATGTTGTTTTTCAGACTATGTTCGATATGCCGATGATGGTATAAATGGATATTATGAATTAAGCTCTGATGGTGGATTTACATATAATAGGATTTATACATCATCAACACAAGATATCGCCCAATTAGTACTTGATTTATCTCCTTCATTTTATACAGCTGCTGAATGTGATACTATGTTTTTACGTAAAGACATTCAAGATTCAGCTTCAAGGATTATAACTTTTTTAGATGGCTTAAGAACAGAAAATAATATCGAATTAGATACTAATAGTGCCATAATCATGGGCGGTGGTGAAATTGTAGTCAATTCATCACAAACTTCAGGAATGCCAGCGTTAAACTTCAATATCACAGTTAAACGTGGAGATATGCCAGACGTAGGTTTAAGATATAATGAAACCATAGATCGCTGGGAATACACACATGACGGGATAGATTGGAAACCATTTGGATCTCTTAATGCTGGAGATGATGCTAGAATAACAAGTTTAGAAAATAGAGTTACTATATTAGAAGGCACTGCAGCACCAACCGCCGCAACTGTTCCCGCAGATTCGTCAGGTATAGCTCATTCAACTGGAGCAAATGTTCAAGACGTTTTAGAAGATTTAGATGATGCTATTACTGCTGTTGGTGGAACTCCTACTGCTGCCGATGTTACAGCTGATACATCAAGTATAGCTGCTTCTTCTGCAGGTAACGTTCAAGATGTTTTAGAAGATTTAGATGCCGCAATTACTGCTGTTGGTGGAACTCCTACCGCAGCCGACGTTAGTGCTGATACATCAAGTATTAATCATTCATCTGGAGCAAATGTTCAAGCAGTATTAGGTGATTTTGATTCAGCATTAGATTCACTTGACGCTTCAATTATTAATTTGACACATAATTGGGTTATAATAACATCAGCATATACTGCTTCAGATGGTGATTTAATTTTAGCTGATACATCAGGTGGAGCATTTAGCATAACTTTACCAGCATCACCTAGTACTGGTGATACTATTAAATTTATCGATGCTAAAGGCACGTATCAAACCAACAATTTAACTATACTTCGTAATTCAGAAAATATTTTAGGGACCGCTGATGATTTAACATGCAATATTGAAGATGCAAAATTTAGCATGACGTATACAGACAGTGTTGAAGGTTGGAAAGTCAATTATTAGGATAAAATATGAGTCAATCTTTTTATACAGATTTAGATCTACATTTTAATGAGTTACTTCAAGCTATTTTAGAGAATATAGATTCTACAACCATCAGTAGCGGTCAACCTGGGAGAGTATTTTGGTGTACTGCGAATCAACGAATTGGATACTGGGATGGTACAGAAGTAAAACTTATCAGAAATGTTAATGATACAATAAATGCAACGGATGTTATAACTGACGTTAATAATAGATTTGTCACTGATACAGATATAAATAATTGGAATCAATTAATTACAGATATTGCTGCTCGTGGTCAAGAATATTTCATTAAAATTTTTCATGCTGTTAATAATGTACTGTTAACATCTTTTAGAAAAGATGAAGTAAGAGCATTAAAATTAATTATTACTGTTGAAGATTCATCAGGAAATGGAACTATGATGAATACAGTTAATTTACTTTTTGACGGTAATTATCCGACATTTGTTGAGTATGCTCAATTAAATTCCGTTTTAAATAACGAAATAACACTATATACTGATCATGATGCTGATAACGTATACTTCTATCTTAAAACAAATTCTGTCGATTTTAATGTCTATGCAAAGGTCGAGGTATTTGAATATCAAAGCGATATAATTCCAACACTAGTTCCGCAAGATGATTTACTTTTAGCAAATGGTTTATTGCTAAGACCCTAAAGGAAGTTAAAATGGCTTATACAAAAACAACATGGTTAAATAATGATCCTTTAACACCATTAAATGATGTTAATATGAATAAAATTGAAGATGGCATTGAAGGTGCACATAATACCGCTGATGCAAATGCAACCAGTATAGCAGGATATAATAATTGGAGAGCAATAACTACTGATCCCGGTGCTCCAATTGTAGCAGCTGAAAAAGATAATATTATGATAGCTTTTGGAGCTAACAGCGCTGTTTTATTACCTGCTTCACCGACCATAGGTGCAAAAATTAGAATTGTAGATGCTGGAACAGATTTTAACTCACACAATTTAACTGTTCAACGTAATGGAAATAATATTCGTGGAGCAGCAAGTGATTATGTTTTTACTACAACAAATGGTTGTATTGAATTCGTATGGTCGAATTCAAGTTTTGGATGGGTTCCAATTACATAAGGAGAAAATAATGGAAATTGAACTGAACGATTTACTAAAAATGAAAGAACCATTACAACGTTTAATCAATGAGAAACTTCCTTTAAAAGTTGCTTTTAGATTGAATAAGCTCATTAAAACAGTACAAGAAAATGCTAATATTGTTGAAGAAGAACGAGTTAAATTAGTAACCAGAATGGGTAAAAAGAATAAGAAAACTGGTGAAATTAAAGTTCCAGATGAGAAAGTACAAGAGTTCCAAGAATCATTTCTGGAGTTAATGCAAGAAAAAATCATCATTGACGATTTTAAATTTAGTATTGAGAATTTTGAAAAAGTAGAATTAACAGCCGCAGATATGAACACTTTAGATTTCATGTTTGAAGAATAAGGATTAGTAATGGCTCTTAAACAAATTTACGCAAACAATGTAGCTTCATATATTGATCAACCACTTGGTGGTACTGTTTCAGATACTAGTATCTATATTGTTCCTGCTGATCAAGATTTGTTTCCTTCACCTGTAGTAGGCGTTGAATTTTTCTTAGCCACTTTAGAAAATACACAAACTAAGGAATGGGAAATTGTAAGAGTCACTGCTAGATCTGGTAATCAATTAACTGTAATTCGGAGCCAAGAAGGGGAAAGTATTAAATCTTTTCCCCTTGGCTCCAAAATTCAACTTCGTGTTACTAAAGAAACTTTAGAACGTTTATATGATCATTCTGAAGAAATAGCAACTTATGTACACGATCAGACTGTTGCAACTGCAACATGGACAATCAATCACAATCTTAACAGATATCCTTCTGTTTCCATAGAAATTGGTACTTGGTTAGCTGGTGTTTTTACTAAAACATCAGACGCTTTTGCTGATATCTCACACACATCTGATACAACTATTACAATCACATTTTCTGAGCCTATTGCTGGTAGAGTTATTTGTTCTTAGTAATTTAAGTAGATCTTTCAACAGTATAAATAAGATTATGAAAGGTTTACCATGATTTCTCTAAATAATTTTAAATCTGAATTAAAAGATGCAGCTAGAAGTAATCGATTTTTAGCAGAAATATATCCTTCACAATCGATTGTTACTACTAATCGATTAGAATGGATATATTTTGTTAAAAGCATTAGTTTACCAGAACGCTCATTTGGTGAACTTCAACATAAACGTTTAGGAATTGCTCGTAAGATAGCTGGTGACCCGGTGTATAATGATTTAACTATAACATTTTTAAATGATATAAATTATGTATTACGCAATTTAATTGACGATTGGCATGAAAATATTATCAACCAAGAATCAAACGTTAGAGCAAATACCAGCAAATATTCAGTTGGATCTTCAATTATAGTTAAACATCTTGATGGTAAAGGTTCAACTATTTCCAAATATAGATTCAATGATGTTTGGCCAAAATCAATTAGCGCGGTTGAATTAAATGCAGACTCAAATGATCAAGCTTCAGAATTATCTGTAACATTTGCTTATAACACATGGTCTAAACTATGAGTATCAGTAAATTAACATCATTATTTAAAGATTACGCAAGATCAAATCTTTTTTCTATTAGATTTACTAGAGATATAGGTAAATCAGAGATAATAGATTTTGCAATAAAAAGCTCTAAATTTCCTTCTATTCAAATGGCTGCTCCAGAATTAGAATTTAGAGGATTTAAAATGCCTACTGTTGGGCCGACTAGATTAGGTGAATTTGAAATTACTTTAGTTATTGATGAAGATATGAATACATACAAGTATTTTTCAGATTGGTTAAATGAAATTATTAATGAAGTTGATGGTACTGGTAAAGCATTTTTAACACCTCTTGAAGCTGTTGAAGCAACTATATATCAATTAGATTCTGATTTATCTCAAAGAGCTTATATTACATTATCAAATGTATATCCATCGAATATATCTGAAATATCTCTTGCTGAAGAAGAATCAATTATGCAATTTACAGTAACATTTAAATATACTAATTTTAAACGAGGATATTATGGGTCAAAGCGCTGATTTTAAAAATTATATTGATCCAGCAAAATTTATATCTGGTAGCAATTTTAGCAAAGGTTTACAATATAATCATAACTTTTTAGTAACCATTGTTCCTGGTTCAGGTAAAATTCAACAAACATTATCATCTGATGATATAAGTTTTAACGCTTTTCGTATTAGTGTTCCTGGAGTTAAATTAGGATTTACTGGTTCAATAATATCTGGAAGAAATAGATATTTTGCTCAAGAACGAGGAGATCAAGATTTAAGCATTTTATTTATTGATGATTCTTCAATGTCTATTCGAAGATATTTCGAAAAATGGATTTCAATAGCTTATGATCCATACACTAAATTACGATGTTATCCCGATGATTATAAAGCTTCAGCAATTAATATATTTACTTTATCACAAACCGGAGAAAGTAAATATTTAGATCAATTTATAATGCCATTTCCAGTAGCCATTAATGATCTCAATTTTGAAAGATCAAATTATGAGATAACAAGAACATCTGTAACTTTTAAATATCAAACACATCTCGTTAAATCATACGATGAATTAAACAAATCTATTGAGGAGTAAACAATGAATTTACCGAAAAGAAACGAAAAACATCAATATAAATTTAAAACTTCAACTGGTCAAATAATTAAATACACACCTTGGTTAGTAAAAGATGAACAAGAATATCTTTATGCTACAGAAGGTCTTACGGATAAGAATATTATTTTAGATCATATTGAAGAATTAGTGTCTAAATGTATTCCGGAAGGATTTAATTTATCTTCTTTGTCAGAGATTGATTTTTATCGTCTTTGCATTGAGTTAAGGAAAAAGAGTAAAGGTTCAGAACATGAAATTATCTTTACATGCCCACATTGTGGTTTAGTGAATGAAAATTGTATTATTGATTTAGATAAAGATGTTAAATATACTGAATTTTCTAATGATCCAATTACAATTAATGAAATTACATTCAATTTAAAAGATATTTCAAGATCTGAATTAAAAAAGATAGAAAAAATTAAAAATAAAACCAAAAGCAGATTCATGTATATAGTATATTCAATTTCATCTTTAATTATTAATGATGAAGTTTATAGTAATATTACATCTGAAGATGTACAAAAATACCTCGAAGAAGAATTGACTTCTCCTGAGTTTAAACAACTGTCAAAAGAATTTGTTGATAAAGTTGGTGATATTGGTGTATATAAAACTTTTACTTGTGATAAATGTAAAAAAACAACATCAGTATATGTAGAGGATATTATTGATTTTTTCGGATAATCGCATTAGATATGAGTATAGAAAACATGTTTAATGCGCAATTTTATATGAAACAATATGGAAATTATACCATACAAGAAATGAAAGAAATGTATCCATTCGAATTCGACATCAATTATTATATGACAATAGCACATCAAAAGAAGCTTAGAGAAGCTAGAGAAAAGGCCAGATAATGTTGGAAGTAGATGAATCAGTTGAAAATGTAATTGATAAAAAACTTGCAAAACTACTTGCCGCAAGAGAAAAGCTTGAAAAGGAATCGTCTACTGAACACACTGAACTTCGTGAAGCGAAATCTTTAAGTGAAGCGACATTTAAATTTAGAGAAGGAATAAGAGAAGCTAAAAAAGAAATTCTTGATGCAGCAATTGAAAACGATGAAAAAAAGACTATCCTAGGCATAAAAACTAAATCGGCGATCGAAGGCAGTATTCGTGGAATTAAGGCTTCAGTTGGTGTTGATAAAGATGAAAAGCTGCTTAGTAAGAAAGGAATATTACACGGCGGCTCAATGATGACTCAAGGATTAATGCACGCGGTTGGTGTCGCTACAGGTAATCCCCTTTTAAATATGGCAGCACAAGGTTTAGGAAATCGACGTAAACGAATAATAGGTGCTGAAACTAATCTTAAAAATGCCGAAAATGAAGATAATAGTGTTGAAAATACTAACGGCGTTGAAAATGATGATAAAAAACTTTCAGAAAATACAGAATCATTAAAATCCGTAGCTGCTCATACTTCTACTTTAGAACCACATTTAAATAAAATTTCTGAAGGTGTTAAAGAATCTAATTCACTTCTTAGCTCGATTAAAGACCAAAGAACAGAATCAATTGAAGATAAACGTTTACAAAACGATGACATTAAAGGAAACTCTAAAAAAGATAAGAAATTAGCAATAACACAAGCTAAAGCGAAAAAGAAAGATGATAAAAATTTATCTTCTTTATTTGGAAAATTTTTCGGTCCAAAATCTGGAATGTTAAAAATGCTTGGGAGTGTAGGTTCATCAGTAGGTGCTGCGGTTGGGCCATTAGTTGGACCAGCTTTAGCTGTTGCGGGAACAGCATTTGCAGCATATAAAGCTGGATCGTGGATAAATAAAACTTTTTTTACAAATGAAGATGGATCAGGAAAAATCGCAAACGCCGCTGCTGATGTTTTTATGCCTGATGAAGCTAAAGCTAAAGAACAATCCGACGAAAGATTAAATTCAATCCAGGAAATTTCAAAAACTGAAAAGGGTTCTGAAGAACGTGAAGAGCTTCTAAAGACACAAATTGCTGAAACTAAAGAAAAATTAGCTAAAGCTAAAGCAGAAGAAACTGGATTATGGGGTTCGTTTAAGAAAAAATTTAATGATGTTGTGGTTGGTGAAGGTGTTGTTCAATCAGAAAGTGCACAAATCGAAAAACAACTTGCACGTCTTGAAAAATTACAAAAATCTAACAATAATTTTGGAAACAAATTAAAAAACGAAGCATTCGCCGAATATGACGATGATTATGAAAAAGCGCAAAAAGCTAAAGAAAAATATGAAGCATTAAAAGATTCAATGAACGATGAAAACTCTGAAATTATATATGATGAAGACATTTTTGGTTATAGACAAGTATTTAAAGATAAAAAGAAACGAGAAGAATACACAGCTGCTTTTCAAGAAAAAAATAAAACAGAAGATAATCTTAACGAATCTAGAAATAAATTAAAAGGTCTTTACGATAATGTAGGTAAAATTGGTGGAACTTATGTTACAAAAGAAGATATGGAAGAT